AACTAAAGGAGCTGTATCAGCAGCTGTTGAGCTAAATGGAAACACAATCAAAAAAATTGGACTGGGCCGCGGTCGAAAGCATCGCCGCCGATGAAATCAGGCAGGCGGCCAAGTTTGTCCAGGAAAACAAAAGCAGCCAGCGCAAAGACAACTGGGACCGCTATTACGGCCGCAAGCTGGGCAACGAGCGCAAGGGCCGGTCCAAATACGTTTCCAGGGATCTTCTGGAAACGATCGAGTGGATCCTGCCGACGCTGATCCGGACCTTTACCAGCGGCGACGCCAAGGTCGAGGTCACCATCGAGGGCCAGGAACCCATGATCGGCAAGGCCCTGATGCGCCACATCCACGATACGTTGAGCCAGGACGACGACAACAGTCTGTTTGTCCTTTTCTACACCTGGTTCAAGGACGCCCTGGTCAGCGACACCGGCTTTGTCAAACCGGACTGGTGCCGCGAAACCGAGAAAAAGACACGCACTTTAAACCGGGTGCCGGCCGACGCCCTGCAGCAACTGAATGCGCGCGAGGACATCACCATCAACAGCGCGACCGAGGTCCGCCAGGGCGCCGAGGTATATTACGACAACGTCCGCGTAGAGCAGAAAAAAACCATCCGCAACGAACTGGACGTCAAGGGCGTTCCCCACTGGGAATTTGTCTGCCACGAAAAATGCCGACACATCAACGATGAATACGGCAAGGGCCACGTCACCGAGGTCACCTTCGATTATCTGCAGCGCGTGGACAAACAATACCGGGAGAGCGACGGCAAGCCGTTTTTCAAGGGCCTCGACAAGCTCAAAGACAAGCTGGGATCCCCTTCCCGCATCAGCAGCGAGGAAAGCAGCTACCGCAACACGTCCGGGATCGCGAGAAACACGGCGGACCCCACCCAGCTGGCCAAGACCAACGTTGAGCTTTGCGAGTGGTACACGCGGCTTGATGTTTCCGGAAACGGTGAAATGGCGGACTATATCGTCTGGATCGCCGATAAGGACATCATGCTGCGATACGAAAAAAACGAGGATGGCTTTATCCCCATGTCCGGCCTGTCCCCGATTCTCGATTGCTACAAGATGTTCGGCATTTCCCTGAGTGATCTTCTGGTCGACCTGCAGAATCTGAAAACCATGCTGACTCGCCGGCTTTTGGAAAATTTCGCCAATCTCAACCTGGGCCGCACCGTTGTTTCCGACAAGGCCAACTTTGACAAATACCAGTGGATGAAGGGCGTCCCCGGCGACGTGGTCACCGGCGATCCGGAAGGGGTTAAGGTATTTTATCCGGTGCCGGTCGACGCCAGCGCGTTTCAATTATTGGAATACATCGAGGGCGTCAAGGAGCAGCGCGCCGGCATCACCCGCTACAACCAGGGATCCGACGCCGACAGCCTCAACAAGACCGCCACCGGCATATCGTTGATCCAGAGCGCCACCCAGCAGCGCACCGACTTGATCGCCCGCGTCATGGGCGAAACCGGCATCAAGGATTTTTACCGCAAGTGCGTGATGCTGTATCAAAAATATATGACGGACGAATTTACCGTCAACATCACCGGCCGCGACGTCACGGTCACCAGAGAACAGATCCAGGGCAAGGTCCGCGTGCGTCTTAACTTGGGCATCGAGGCCCAGGTCGGCATGATTGAGGCCCAGAAGATCGAGCGGGCGTTTGCCTTTTTAACGCAGATCAACCAGTTTTACCCCGGCCTGCAGGGCCCCCAGCAGATCCACAACCTGGTCACCAAATACGTCCAGTCCATGGGCTGGAAACAGAGCGAGGACTGGATCAACACGATCGAAGATTTCCAGAAGTCTTTAAAGGCCGCCAAGGACGAGGCCGCCAAGATGCGCCAGGCCGAAACGCAGATGAAGATGGCGGAGCTGAAGATCAAGGAAGAAGAATTGAAAATCAAGGCCCGCGAGGCCGACATGAAAATGCTCGAGCTGCGCCTTGAGGCCGCCGAAACGGAAGACAAAAACCGTCAGGCCGAGCGCGACAGCAAGCGCCGGCTGCAAGGCGACCTGGCGCGCGACCTGGCCACCGTCGCCGCGAAAGACGCCGACGCCAGCGCACGGAGATCCATAAAATGATGGACGAGGAAGAATACAAAGAGTTTGTCGCCCACATGGCCGGCGACGCCCGCCGGATCCTGAACGACCCGTTTTTAAAGCAGTGGATCGATCACCGCCGCGAGAAAGTTTACGCCGCGGTCCGGACGGTATCTTTAAAGGACCGGGACGCCGTTGTCGCCGCCGTGGCCAACCTGCAGGCCTTTGAACGGTTTGTGCTCGATATGATGCGCCCCATCAACCAGGAAAAAGAACTGCGGCTCGAAGAAGAACACGCAGAAAAATTGTCGGATTTAATCTATTAACGAAAGGATTTAGAACATGGCAGAAGCGACAGAGGGACACGAAAGCACAACGTCCCAGGACGCCTTTGGTCTGACCGCTGAAGACTTCCAGGCCCAAATGGCCGGCGCCCGCTCCGGACTTTCCGGAGAAACAGCCGGCGACACGACGGAAGGAACGCCAGCGAAAGAAGGCCAAGCACCCGCCAAGGACGATGCGCCGGAAACAACCTCACACGAAAAGGCCCCCGAAGGGGAAAAACCGGACAAAACCGCCGCCCCGGAAATGTTCATGCTGGAAGACGAAACCGCCCCACCTGCCGACGACAAGCCGGCAGCGGACGAAACGGAATCCGGCGACAAACGCCCCGAAATGGTCGAAATTGTCCACAAAGGCCAGGCGATCAAGGTCACCCAGGACAAACTGATCGAATTGGCGCAAAAAGGGTATGACTACGACGTCAAGGTCGGTCCCCACCATCGCCTCATCCGCATGATCAACGCGGATCCGGAACTGCAGCAGCTGATCACAACCCACGTCAAAACCAAGCTGGGAAAAGAACAGCAGCCCGCAGCCAAGGGTGCGCCGTCCGAAGAATTCACGCCGCCGAAGCTGGAAGACTACAACACGCCCGAAGACTGGGCCAAGGCCACCTACGAGGCCATGCAGAACCATCTGACCCGGGCGGTCAAGCCGCCGGCCCAGGATCCGCAACAGGAAAACCAGCAAAAGGTGGACGCGCCCACGGCCAACATAATGCGGACGATGTTTTTCAGCCTGCAGCACCACGATCCCGACAACATGAACCGCGTGTTGCCCGAAGTGCAAAAGGTTTGGCCGACGCTGCGCCAGGTGGATGCGGACCGGATTTCAAAGGCCGCCCTTGAAGGCGACACGCGGCCGTTTTTAAAGCTTTACGACTGGGTGGCCGCGAAATTGAACGGCAAGCCCGCCGGAAGCAACAAAAACGGCAACGGGAAAACCGACACCAAACCGCCCGGTTTTCGTGTGAGCCCCGGCGGCGGCGCCCCGAAAAACGATGCGGGCAAAAACGACGTATGGGCGATGAGCAAGAAAGAGTTCAAAGAGTTCATGGAAAAAGCCAAAGCCGGCTACGCGTAAACGGCCGGCCGACTATAAATTAAGGAGGTAAAATTATGCCGCTTATCACCGCAACCAGCGACATTTCCGTCGAATTACAAGGGCACTATGACCGCAACCTGCTGGAAAACGCCCAGGTAATTCTGCTTTTCGACAAATTTGGCCAGGTCCGCCCGATCCCCAAGAACGTGGGCGAGCGGATCAACTTTCGGCGCTACGGCAAGCTGCCGATCAACACCACGCCACTGACCGAAGGGGTCACCCCCACCGGCCAGAAGCTGGCCGCCACCGACATTTACGCCACCGTCCGTCAGTACGGCGATTTCATCACCCTGACCGATTGGTTGATGCTCACCGGGCTGGATCCCAATCTGCTGGACATCGGCGAAAACCTTCTGGCCGACCAGATGGCCGAAACCGTGGACACCCTGCACCGCAACGTTTTGGTTGCCGGCACAACCATCCGGTATGCCAACGGCGAGAGCGCGCGCGCCAGCGTTGCCACGGCCATCAACGACGACGACATCGATTCAATCATCCGGACGATGGAAAGCAACAAGGCCAAGAAGATCGGCAAGTTGAAAACCGGCGGCCGCGGCGTCAACACTTCGCCGATCCGGCCGGCGTACATCGCCGTCACCCACACCGACAGCCGGCGTGACATCGAGGCCCTGACCGGCTTTATCGGCGTGGAAGAATACGCCAGCCAGGACGCTCTTTCCATGCAGGCCGGCGAGATCGTCGAAATCGGCGCCGTCAAGAACATCCGTTTTCTGTCCACCACCAACGCCAAGATTTGGGGACACGGCGGCGCGGCCGTCGGCGCCACCGGTTTAAAATCGGACGACAGTACCAACATCGACGTATATGCCACCCTGATTTTTGGCGAGAACGCCTACGGCACCATCCCGCTGCAGGAAGGCACCATCAAAAACATCGTCAAGCAGATGGGCAGCGGCGGCACCGAGGACCCCCTGAACCAGCGGGCCACCACGGGCTGGAAAGCCGCGACGACGACCAAGATCCTGAACGAGGATTTCATCATCCGCCTCGAACACGGCGTCACGGATCTTTAATCAATAGCTACGGCGCCGGCACGGTCCGGCCCGGCAACAATAACGGAGGTTAAACATGGAATGTTTTAAAACTTTTCCGGTTATCGGCCAGGGCGCCAACGATATTTTTTTAAAAATCGCCTGGTGTCCGGACATCATCAAATTTACCGAATGGGCCACCGGCCTGGGCGGCATCTGGTACCGCCTGCAGGGCAAGGACACGGCCATTTCGCGCGTGGCCGCCGGCGACCGCACCGTCCAGACGGATAAAGGCTTTTACCTGGGCCACATCCCCATGAAAATGAATGAAATGGACGCCGACGGCGACTTTACCGCGTTCGGTGACGTCAACTGGAAAGAGGACGGCATGGAAGCAAACGCCGTCAAAATCGCCAGCGACGTGGTAGGATTGACCGATCACGCTCTTTTGATGTTCGAGTTTTACCGCATGACCTACCCGATCATCCGGGCCGTGCACGATGGTGGTGATGCCTGCAATACTTATATCCAGGACGCCAGCATCGATTTTCTGGAACTGGGTGTCGTCAGCTCGACGCCGCCGCAATGGCTGGTCTACAACCTTACCAACCAGGACTACGCCTACGTCGGCGTGGTCCAGAAGCCCAGCGGCCAGCAAAAGCACTGCCGGGCCACTCTGGTCAACGCCGCCGGCACGGCCATGGCGGCCGCGGACATCGACGACGACGACGTCCTGCTGCTGCTGCCGAAATATGCGGCGCAGTATCCGTTGAGCGACTACGGCCTGATGTCCTAATTGATAACCCGTGGAGCGGCACAAACGCCGCTGTATAGTGTTGCCCCGGGGGGGCGGTCGGTCCCCCCGGGGATGCGGAAATAAAAAGGAGAAAAAAAACATGGCAGAAACGCAGAAAACGCGGTCCGGAGAAACCACCATCGACTGGGCCGAAAAGGTCAAGTGCCGCGTCAACCGTCTGAACGTCCACCCGGAAAACGCCGATTTGCCCATCATCGTCAATATCCTGGCGGACAAAAACAAGGGCGGCGGCCGGCGGGTTTTCAACCCGGGCCAGGTCGTCGAGCTGACACGGGCGCAGATCGAAAGCCTGCGCAATGCGGTCGAGGAAACGGACTTTCCCCTTTCGGATCAGAGCGGGATCCACGAAAGCAAGGATCCTTTGCAAATGGCAAAAAACCTGTATCCGGGGTTGAAGCCGATCCGCAACCCCGAAACCGGCGAAATCCGGATGATACGGAACCGCCGCAATTATTCGGTGGAGATTTTATAACGTGGGAAACCTGTCTGAAAAATGCGTCCTGGCGCGGCTGCGGGCCGGCGACAACGACAAGACCATCGTTTCCGATACCAACATCGTTTATCTGGCCAACAGCGTGCTGCAAACCATTTGGCAGGCGCTATGCAACGTCGAAAGCAACCTGGTGTATGACACCCACATCATCAACGCGATTGCCGACACTTACGAATACAGCCTTGCCGGCGCGACCGGGTTTTCCAGCCCTATGTCCGACGGCGTCTGGATCGACGGCGAAGACTGGTTTTTAAAGGAGATCAGCGAAGCCGAAAAGGTTGCGTTTGACATCGACAGCACCACCGGCGAGCCCAAGTATTACTACCTCACCGAAGACAACAACATCGGTCTTATGTGGGTGCCGGACGACAACTACACGATCTACATGCAGTATTTCAAACGGTTCACGGAAATGTCCAACCTGAGCAGCGACAACCTGCCCTGGTACAATATTTGGGATGCCGTTTTCGAGGATCTAATGGCCATTCAGATCCGCAACATGGCCGAACGCGACGTCGTGGCCGACACGGTGCGCCTCAACACCAACTGGCCCCTGGCCATGGCGCAGACCATCCGGCGCGGCGTGCGCAAGCGCCGGACAAAAAGTGACTTTTTCGACATCGAGGGGGTCTGATGAAGTGGCCCCTGGTCCAGAAACAACCCAAGCAGCCGACGCCCGTTGCTTTTGCCGGCTGGCCCGGCGGGCTGCGGACGGCCGTTCCCTCTCAGCAGCTTCGGCCCACCGAAGCCGCCGAGCTGGTCAATTTCTTGATTCAAAATCGCGCCGGCCATTTACAAACCCGCCCGCCGATCAAAAAATATTCCAACCAGGCCACCGCATCCAACGCCGCTGTCAAGACGATTTGTTATGCCAACGTTGCCGGAACGATGCGTTTTTTGATCGTCGATGCCAATCACAAGATAGACTATCTCGACGGCAGCCTGAACCCCACCAATATCGGCACCTTGGAAGGCGAAACGCAAATTCTGCCCTATAAAGGCATCGCCCTTTTGCTCGATGGATCCTTTATCAAGTACCTCGATGGCGTTTCCGCCGCTAAAATGGCGTACGACGACGGATCCGGCGCGAGCGCCTACCAGTTCAACAACCGCACCGGCACCGACGACACCCACACCGACCTGGGCAACGGGACCAACACCCGCGTGGCGACCAAGGTCACCACCCAGGCCTGGGAAACCGGATACACCCTGCCGCCGACGACCCTCTATGCAACGTTGAAAAGAGCCGGCAACGGGTACACCGGCACGGATAACGTCGACGTGGAGGCCAAGATCCGCAAGGTCAGCGACGACAGCGTCATGGCCAGCAAGACGATCATCGCGGCGCCGATCGCCACCAACCTGGCCAGCGACGCCACCGAATATGAAATCACGTTCGCGTCCGGCGACATCACCACCGAGCTGGCCAAATCAACGGCGTATTACGTCACCCTGGAATATAACAACGGCGACGCCACTCACCACGTCGAAGCGCACGCAACCACGGTGGCCAGCGGCGGCACCGGCTATTATTACGATGGATCCTGGCACGCTGAAGCCACCAAGACGCCGCTGATGGGCTTAAAACCGGGCATGCCGCCCAAGGGCGCATTTGGCGCGGTCCACAAGGGCCGGCCGTTCATCGCCGGCGACCCGGACAACCCCGGATACGTCTGGTTTGGCAACCTAACATATCTGGACTGGTCGACCACCGACGGCGGCGGATATGTCGGCGCGGTCGATAGTGACGCCAACAGCTTTGAAGTGGGCGCCATCGCGTCTTTTTACGGCGATCTGTTTGTCATGGGGAAACAAAGCGCCCCTTATCTCTGCAGCTTGAGCGGCACGACGCCCAGCGACTACGCTCTCAATCTCACGTTTCAGAATATTTGGACTACCCACCGCCTGCTGAAATCGACCAAAAACGACCTATGGTTCGCCAACGCCGACGGCGCCGAGAGCTTGACCGGCGTCCAGGACTACGGCGATCTGCGGACATTTTCATACAGCGATCCTATATGCGATCGCTTCCGGGACTACTGGTCCACATTCACGGCCCTGGCCGCCTACGACCCGAAATATGGCCTGTATCTTGTTTACATGCCCAGCTATCACCGGATTTTGGTCGGTCATATCCGCCTGGCCAGCGTCGACGCGCTGGGGCACCAGAGCATCCCCTGGACCGAATGGGAGCTCACCCGCGACATTTTGACGACCAGCAGCTACAAGTGGACCGCAAGCGGCAGCGGCACCAACGAATATTATCTGACCGACAGCGACGGCAACGATCCGGGCTTTGACGCGCAGCCGGATTTTATCGTCATGGACGGCGTAAAATTGACCGAAGGCACCGCCGGCAGCCTGGACGATCACGAGTGGGATTACGGCGACAACGACACCCTGGGGTTCAGCACGGTATATATCCGCGACAGCGACGGCGATCCGAACAGCTCCGGAGTCGACATCCGGTCGGTCCTGGCGCCCACATGCCTGGCCCTGGTCAACGGCGAAATTTATTTCGGCGCCAACGACGGATACGTCTACAAATTCGATGAAAGCGAATACAAGGAGCTGGACAGCCACCAGCTGCGCTACGGGCTGCGCACGGCCTATGTGCAGTTCCCGTTCGACTATTATCTGATCAAAAACGTCCAAATCGACGCCGCCGGCGAATTCGGCGGCCAGCTGACTTTAAACCTTTTCACCAATGACACATTTAAAACGGCCAAGTACACCAAAACCTTTGCGCTGTCGGCCGACGACCGGCTGACCGTCGACGACATGGCCGCGGTCCTGGTCGACGAGGCCTATTTCGCCGTCGATCCGGAGCAGAACCCGCTTTTTCGAGACGTGATGATCAAGGCGCGGTCATTTCAGGCGGAGATCACGGATCTTTACCTGGCGGCCAAACCTGTATTTTTGAATCGACTTTTTTTCAACGTCGAACCGCTAAAATAGCGAGGACACCATGGCAGAGGGACAAGACAGCATTGTGGGGACCGACACCGTCAAGGCGGCCCTGGTAACAAAGGTGAACGGCGACATACTCGAGCTTTTTAACGACGTTGCGGCACTGACCGTCGGCACCGACGCCCACCAGCTGACGGCCAAGACGGCCAATTATTCCGTGCTGGCGGCAGACCTGATCGGCGTTTACACCTTCACCAACAAAGGCGCCGCCGGCGAGATCAACTTTTCTCTGCCGGCCGGCGCGGCCAACTACAAGGTCAATTTCTACGTTGCCACGGCGCAGTATCTCAAGGTCACCGCCGACGGATCCGAAAAATTCCGCTACCAGGGCACCCAGGGTGCCGCCGGCGGTTATGTACGTTCCAATGTTGTGGGGACGTTTTTCACTATTTTCTGGTCCGGGGACGATTGGGTAATTTGCAGCCTGGAAGGCGAGCTTAACTATGACGAATGACAGGGGTTTGAAAACATGGGAAAATTTGGCTTTAAAAGCAATGAAAACCTAGTTGGTGCCAGCAAACAAAAACTTCGCCGTTTTTATTTTTATGTAAACGGAGAGGGCGACAACACAAACATCAAGGCACGGGTCCAGGGAACCGACACAAACAACAGCGCCTATAATTTCGGAAGCAGCACCGCTATAGTAGACAGTATTGAAAAGAGCGATGACGGCACATATTTCGCTCTAAATGCAGCCGGTACAGTGTTGACAATCAAGGCCGCCGCGCTGGTTGCGAATCAGCAGGCGATTTGGGCAACCGATATTATTAATACCATACCGGATTCAAAAAATTATACGGTACAAATCATTACCGATGGGTCCGGCGGTTTTTATGTCAGCCTAGTTACCGACGGGTCACTTACCGATTTAACAACGCTGGCGAGTGATAAGGGTTTTGCCGGTTACGTTACTTACCTATCAGCGGCATAAGAGGGTATTATGGAATTTCTTAGAGCACGTCGATTTTATTTTTATGTAAACGGAGAAGGTGACGGCACAAACATCAAGGCACGGGTCCAGGGAACCGACACAAACAACAGCGCTTATAATTTTGACACCAGCATTTCAGAGGTAAGCAGCATCGAGAAAAACGACAATGGCACATATTTTGCGCTCAACGCAGCCGGCACAACGCTGACGATCAAAGCCGCCGCCCTTGTATCTAATCAATCGGCTATATTGGCAACCGACATTATCAACACGATAGCGGATTCAAAAAACCATACGGTACAAATCATTACCGATGGGTCCGGCGGTTTTTATGTCAGCCTAGTTACCGACGGATCCCTTGTAGACCTGACAACCTTGGCAAACGGTAAGGGTTTTGCCGGTTACGTTACTTACCTATCAGTATCATAAG